CTAAAATCAAAAGATAAACCAGTCTTCCCAACTCCGGGATCGCTAAACAGTCCAATGAAAGTGGGCTGAAGTTTCAAGGCGCGGGATTTCCGAATCGCCAAGATGTGTTGTTTCATTTCGATAGCAGTAGACAAATATGCCGTGTAGGCTCGCATGGCAACTGGTTTCACCATTCTCTTCTCAACAATGTCCTCAATGTCTTTGGCAAGCTTCAAAACCTCTTCTTCGAATTGATCCGGAGAACATCCCTCGCCCTCTTTCATCATGACTTCCATATTTCCAGTCTTGTAAGAATTGAAAAGCCCTTGCACTCTAGCCAATCTGATACTGATGTTCAACGGATTAACCAATAACAGGTACGATTTCCCCGTGACAATAGTCTCAAATATCATAATTGCTGAGTCGATGACGGTGGAAATACGACTGATGAGAGACAACGTGTCGGTCTTATGAATCTTGGTAGCCCTAAAAACCAAGTCCTTCCACAGTCTAGAAGAGGGGACAACGTTTTCTTTAACATTGTCTGGAAGAGGTTCTTCGGCCTCTAGATGAAAGAAGACTAACAAACAAACTAACTGATCAATGAAGTTCGCCAATGGAATTTCCTGTATCTTTTCGTCGATGCCGATGCCAGAACGAACAGTAGCTCTCAAATCATCAAAAAAGTTCTGATCGCGAACTTCAGGTTCAGGAGTCGGTACCACGGACTTTGAAACGAAAGACTTCATGTATTCAAGCAAATTACCGTCAGACAAAGCTAGAATGTGTTCCATCATCTTCGGAGTGGCAGTGTAAATGATCATCCGAGCAGAACTAACCATGACTTCAATCCACGTGTTGCAATGATACAAATCCATGGCAAATGTCGTAAGTTTAACCGCCGTGAGAGAGGCTTTAGCCAACTTTGAAGGAGCACTTTTAACTGCTTTACACTCTAAGTAATCTATCTGTTCAGTCGACAAATCAGATGAAAGACTCTCGTACCACGCTCTGTGAGCCGTAACGGGGTGTTCAGAAAGTAGAGGTAATTCAGCAAAGTATTTTTCATACAAAAGTCGGTGAGTGGATCCCCTGACTCTGATTTGATTTTCGGTGTGCAAAATACTTGAGTGGGTAGAAGAGGCAACTCTGAAAGCCACTATCTTCCTGATGACGTCACGATGAGACAACTCTGGAGAAATTTTACTGACGATGTTTTCATCAGCGCACTCATGAGCATAAGACAATTGTTCCATAGTCAATTTACTCGAGTCAACGTACGTGAAGAAAATCTGGCCAACTCTTGTGGGCATAGGCATGGATTTCGGTCCTTGATCCTGAATCTCCTCTCGTTCTCTCTCTTCTTTCTCGATAGCTGCGAGTCTCTCTTTTAACCGTTTTTGAGACTCTTTAAGACTGGAGATTTGATTGCGCTGATCTTTGATGCGTCTGTCCTTTTCCTTGGACTCTCTTACTTTGTGGGCGTCGCGCTTTGAGCGAGCGTATTCCTTTTCGTTTTGGTCAGAAACGTGATAATCGGGAATTAAGTCAGAGGAATAATGAGTCGTGACCAAGGTATAAAAACCATCACTTGTAAGGGCGATGAATTCTTCTTTAACCTTTCTGGACAGGTTTCCAGTCTTCCAAGTGGAACAGGAAGAGATGGACTCCTCGTCTACTTCTGATAAAACCCCGCCATCAATCGAATTGGTAGGCAGGGGCGAAATACACGAGTGAGTAAAGTTCTCAAAATGTTCAGAGAGATTTGATGCCACTTCAATAAAAGAGGTCATGAAGTGGACAGAATCTCTGTTTGAAAACGTGGAGCTACGTTTATGTTC